TAGAGGCTTTTGCGGCAGAGGAGAGCTTAGCCCTTTGTTCAATGTGGACACGAGGATCTTGTAGTAACTCCTTAGCTTTAGCATGCGTAATCTTCTTATGAAACTCCACATAGCCCTGGTAGTGTGGAGTACCGCTCTCTGATAGTTCCAGCTGGTACACCAGATAGCTCATATGTTCAGGGTCCCAGAGTATACGAGGATACGGAGCCCGAACAGTCTCAACCTCATGAGGACTAGAGCCTGCGAAAATAAGCCTTTCCGCAGCTTCGATATCCCAATCACGATCCTCAGGATTGTTAAGAGTAAAACACCAAAAGCGAGACGACTTGGACATGACACCTTAGAAAGTTCCCAATTCCCGAACTGGAGGTAATACTGATTCTCCAGTTAGGGAATGCCCCTTATATATACGAGCGGAGTTAAAAATGCTCCTTCATTTTTTGTGTAACCGCGACAGGTTAAACTCCGACAGTCTCAACATAGTGAGATGGACATTCCAACGTTAATTGCTTTTCTAAGTTGTTTGGTACCGTTAGTATTCCAAGTTTACAAATATGCCAAAGATGATCAAGCGAAAAGGAAGCGTAAAAAGAAAGACCAGAAAGACGGTAAAAAGAAGACGCACAACAAACAAAAGAGGTAATTAATAAGAGTGTGTAGCCCTCCTTGCAAGTCGTTATACCCAGAGGCGGTTATAACAAAAAGTCAACCCGCCGAAATTCCTCTTCTACGTCTGGCTCTTCTTCACGAGGAAGAAGTACATCAAGATCAAGTGTTTCAACAAACAACAGACGCAGTATGAGCAGTAGTGGTGCTTCTTCATTAGGACGACGCATGGGTGGTATGAGACTCAATACACCCATGTCTGGAGTTTCTAAACGTTCACGCAGCACTATGAGTGGTTTATCCACACCTAGAGCTATTCGCAACAATAATCCTTATAGCCAAGTAACCCCTCGTGTGCCACAAGGGTACGACGCTTTTTTACCACCTGATGGTTTCATTCAAACATCAGACTGGAACCAAGGAGCCCCTGGGATTTCATATCATGGAATCAATCCTGATAGAATGGACTACGCATATCAAAAAGGATTGACCGATGCTGCTGACTACAGAGGACTGTTCGACAACCCGCCGCATCTACAACCCAGCAAAGAGTACAAGAACACCAATGACTCACTAGGCAGTGCATACAAAAATGTACAGCCATCTATGCAACGACGTCTGCGCAAAGATCCTGATTACGACAGGACATGGCGTGATTATGCCAGTGACATAGCGGTACCTGTAACTACTGCTGCTGGTACTGTGTATGGGATACTGAAAGGGGCTGCAATGGGGGCTGCAGCGGGACCTCCTGGCATGATAGCAGGAGGAATCGCTGGAGGTGCATTAGGTACTTACGGTGGTAATTTAATAGGTCAAGGACTACAAAGCATTACTGGGCAAGGTGATTATACCGTAGGGCCAAGCAAGCCTAAATATAACACCCTCACCAACAGTACCGATATCCCTCAATTCAAAACAAAAGGACGAACAAACGTAGTAGCACATAGAGAATATCTAGGTGATGTATACAGTGGTCCTACATTGGCATCAGGAACAACTGACTACGACGTTAATACTTACAGTCTTAATCCTGGTCTGCAGGCAAGCTTTCCATGGCTACACGATGTAGCAAAGAATTATGAAGAATATATCATACATGGAATGGTATTTGAATACAAATCAACATCAGCAGACGCGTTAAACAGTACCAACACTGCATTAGGTACTGTTATCATGGGCACTCAGTATAATGTAAATAGCGCAGCATTTGTCAACAAGCAACAAATGGAAAATTATGAATTTTCTCAATCAGCACGACCTTCTGTTAATCAATTGCATGCAATTGAATGCTCACCAAAAGAAACTCCGATCGAGATTCTTTTCACCAGAACAGGAACCCAAACCGATGATCTACGTTTGTATGATCTGGCTAAGTTTTCTATTGCAACACAAGGAATGCAAGCAGCAAACGTTAATATTGGAGAGCTGTGGTGTACATATCATATCGAATTATTGAAACCAAAAATTCCTGCAGGAATCCCTAATGACGCGTCACATCTTCAGACAACTGGCAGTGCAGGAGCAAATACATTCGGTACTGCAACTATAGCAAGCTATGGCTCTCTAGCTCTAACTAGAGCAACCGGTAATCAAATCACATGGGATATTGTACCTTCCGCCAAATACTTGATCTGCATCAACATGAATGGCACAGGAGGTGTAACCACTACCTATGCGGGTATTGCATCTGTAATCAACCTCGTAGCTATCAACTACAACTGTAACTCAGCTGGTCATGATCAGGACGACGATTTCAAAGGATTCTCTGGGGCACTTTGTACCCAATGGACCACCACAATAACTGTACAGGCAATAAGTAATCCAAAGGATAACGGCACTATTCCTAGTACAAAAGGTGCATTGACGTACAATACAGGGAGCGTTATGCCTACAGGTACTGGACCATATATGGATATCTGGGTCATGGCTCTTCCGGACATTATAACGGCATGAATATTTATAAAAATATTCATCTAATAAAATAATCAATCAAGTGTGTCGCTCGCCGCTGGGCAAAAATTTCCTTTATCTATTCTTTATTAAAGAACCAAACCAAAACCCTAGAAAACCCTGAAAAACCCTAAAAAACCCTAAAAAACCCTAGCACCCTGGCCAAAAATTTGCATGGTGTCAAAAAAATTCTAAATAAAAAGTATAAAAGGAGGACATTTCCCCTTTTTTTTCAACTAAAATGGCCGTCCCAACACAATTTGATATGCCCCCTCCGCCGGATCCACTCGTTGGCTGTGACAAGTTGCTCGATCTCTGCCCCGTTTGCATGCCAAAATGTAATCAAGTCTTAATAAATCTCGAAGTCAGAGTCCAAAGCATATTTGGACAAACCCTAATAGAATTCTTCTGGGAGCGATGCTTGGATAGACATGCAGAATAGTTAGCTAAATAAATCTTGGGGACACCCCAAACCCGGATTGTCAGTTATGTATTTATTTCGGTTATCTTCCATCTATCTAAACTAAGTTTATTCATGTCAGGTTCAAAATTAGCAAATACGACAACATGTGGACAATCAAAAAATACAGTACGAGATACATATTTTGTATTAAGAAAATAGCCGTTCTTAAAGTTTTCTATTAAGCCATAAGGAAAACGATCTTCTGAATCACGGCTCCAATCAAAAATCACTACTTTTTGATAACGGTACGCGTAGTATACATCTGCGTGTTTCCCACCTGTGATGATATACGTTTGACCCCTGTCGTAACCGGCTGCAAACGTACTCTTTCCGGAACCTCCAAGAGCATCCCAATACCACAAAACAGCTCTTCTATCTGGCTCTTCTCCGAGCACTCCAACCAGATCAGTCTGCCAGCCTTCTCTTGCAATGAAGGGACTGATGACAAGCTTCGAGATCCGAGTTCGTTCCAAAACTTCGTCCACAAACCTAGGAAATCTAGCAACACATTCAGGATATTTTTCAAATATATCATCATAAGACGATCCGTTCTTAACGTCTTCAATGACACAATGAAGATCCGATCTACTACCTTTTCCTTTACTTATACTGCCGTATTCCCAGGGACCATCTTGTCTTGTATCATCCTTCATGCAATACGTAGAGGCTTTTGCGGCAGAGGAGAGCTTAGCCCTTTGTTCAATGTGGACACGAGGATCTTGTAGTAACTCCTTAGCTTTAGCATGCGTAATCTTCTTATGAAACTCCACATAGCCCTGGTA